CTTGCGTTTAATCTCATTGACCGTGTTGAACAACGCAATGCTGCTTACTTTGGTTTGTACCACGCCAATATTCCTCCAGTTAAGACCCAGACTACCCAGCAGTTCTTAGTGAACAACTGGCTTAATGCCTGGAGCAAGGTCACCAAGCAAACAATCTCGCTGGCGCTCCAATATATGGAAGGCTCTGAAATCGAGCGTGTCTGCGGTCAACCCATCGTAATCAGCCCTAATGAAATCTGCCAAGCCTATGACTTCAACATCTCGTACAACATCAAAGAACTCGACACCGACTATGTCTTGGAAAAACTTAAAGCAATGGCTTCCTTTGTTGTCCCGATGGATGCCGGTGGTGTTCTCAACCGTAATGAACTTGTTACCCGCTTCGTGGAAGCCATCAGCCCAGAAGCCTCCAAGTCGCTCATCCTTGACCAAACAGCTGCGTCCCAGAAAATGTACGAGCAAGTCCAAACGGACTTCGCCAAGATGATGCTTGGGATGGAAGCCAACTACGTCGAGAACGACCCAACTGCCAAGACCAAGCTGCAATACGCTCAAGACATTATGCAGAAGAACCCGAAGGCTCAACAGGCTGCCCAGCAAGACCCTCAGTTCCAGGCTCTGCTTCAGAACTACTTCCAGAACCTCCAGATGAGCGTCAGCCAGCAGGACAACAAGACCATTGGTCGCCTTGGCGTTACCCCGGTAGCAAACAAGTTCGGTCAGCAACAGCAGGGCGGTCAGCCTGGCGGTCAACAGGGGATGATGTAATTTATGGCTAAGACACTAAACGAACATAAACGCTGTCTCTCCTTTGAGAGCAACGAGGTCTTTGACGCAGTCATTGCCTATTTGGATGCCAATATCGAGGGCGAGGTAGATCGCGCCATCTCGTATAGCATTGAGGGCGAAAAGCGTATCCACGGCTGCGGACGTGCCGAAAGCCTCCGGGACTTCAGAGACTTGCTCTTGAGCGAGAACATTGACGCTAAGGCCGGTAAGTACGGGTCGTGAGTTAAGGCAGAACTTGCCAAAAGTTACAAACACGGGTTCAGCCCATTGACACCACTTGAAATGAGGGGTTATTCCTCATACGCCCCTGGGAGCGACCAATCCCTGTTATGCCAGATAATAAAAGCGCCGATATCGATACGGCCGAAAATAATACCGAGGTACAGTCTAACGCCTACTCCACAGGGCTAAATGAGGAAACTCTTTCGGATGCACTCCGTAAGACTCTGTTTGCCGATCCGGTGGAACAGACGGATGAAACCCAGTCCGAAACTGAGGGTGAAGACCAAACGGAGGTCAAGGATGATACTGTAGAAGAAGCCGACAACGCTGAAGATACAGAGGAAATCCCCCAGGCCGAGGATGGCGACGAAGTTCATTCACAGGAAGCACAAAACGACGAGGGAGACAGCGATCTCTCTAAGGGTGTGCAGAAGCGTATCGACAAGTTAACTGCAAAGCGAAAGCAAGCAGAAGAGGAAGTCGCCAATCTCCGTAAGGAATTGGATGCGCTGAAGCAAACGGTGACCGAGTCACAGCAATCGAGCGAGCAGAACAATAATAGCGTCAATGACGCAGATAATCCGTTCAACTCGTTAAAATCGAAGGCTGAAGTTGACAAGGAAGTCGAACAAGCCCGATGGCTGCGCTATAAGTGTATGGAGAACCCAGAAGGGTTCTTCCTAGGTGAGAGTCAATACGGCTCGGATGACGTTAAGCGTATGTTGGTTAATTCTACGAAAGCAATCGAAGAGCATCTGCCCAAGCAGCTTGCCAAGATTGAAGCGGAGAATCTAATCCGACCTATTGCTGAAGCAAATTATCCGTGGTGGAAGACTCCAGCCTCGAAAGAGTACCAAATGGCTCAACAGATGCTTAGGATTGCTCCGCAGCTGCGTAACTTCCCAGATTGGCAAATCTTTATCGGTGATGCCATCCGGGGAATGCAGACACGTGAGGGACAGGCGAAAGCCAGTTCCAATAACACAAGCAAGTCGAAATCATTACCGCCCGTCCGTTCTACTGCTACACCAGCCAAGACTACCTCTTCCGAAGCAAGAGCAAACCAGGCTCAAAGTCGATTCGCAAAATCGAACTCCGCTGATGACCTCGCCAAAGTGCTACTCGCTAAAGGCTTCATCTAAACCCCTCCCTCCCCCTACCCCATAAAATACAATGGCAAAACTTCTCGAAAAAGACATCGTCAACGCTGGTAAGCGTGAAGACCTGGCTAACCTCATCGCTCTCGTCGATGCGAAGGACACTCCCTTCACGTCGATGGCGAAGAAGGGCGCACAGCCCGGTAACACCATCTTCCGCTGGCAAGCCGACCGTCTCCCCGCTACCACAACTCCGACCCCCGTCGTTGACGGTTCGGATGTCGATCCCAACTCTGGTACGTCCAACTTCACGAACGATGGTGGTACTCAGTACCGTGTCGAACTGTCGAACCGTATCCAGATCTTCCGTAAGGCTGTCCGTGTGTCCAAGTTGACCCAGGACATCGCTAACATCGCTGGTGTCCGTGACGAACTCTCCAACAACGTCTCCAAGGCTATTACCCTTGTGAAGCGTGATATGGAAATCGCTATGTGTGGCAACCAGACCGCCCAGGTCGATAACGGCACTGTCGGCTATCGTACCCGTGGTCTTGATAAGTGGCTCGTTGCCGCTGCCAATATCGACACCGTTGACCTCCCTGCTGCTGCTTCAAACTTCTGTTTGTCTGCTGCGCAGATTTCGACTGTCGGTACGGCTGCTCTCACTGAAACAGTTGTGCAGGACATCCTCACGGGTATCTACAGCCAGACTGGTCAGTTCAAGGATTACGACGCTCTCGTTGGCCCAACTCTTAAGCGCGCCTTCACGAACCTCGTGTTCACGGCTACCTCTTCGGGTAGCACGAATACCCAGTCCGTGATTCGTACACTTAATCGTGATTCGGAATCCTCGTCCTACATCTCTTCGGTTGATGTCTTCCAGGGTGACTTCGGTCAGATTCGTCTGCACCCGTCGCTGTTCCTTAAGAACAACTTCTCTGGTTACATCATCCCGTTTGATATGGTCGAAGTCCGCTACGGTGGTAACGTCGCCCAAGTCACTGAGTTGACAGACAACGGTGGTGGCCCTGCTCGTCTTATCGAAGCAGTTGCCGGCCTCTGTATCTACAACCCGCTGGCCTTCGGTAAGTTCGACTTCAGCGCCTAATCCATAGGACGCTTGTCCGACATCATCCAGTCGATCTCTGAGGTTATTCCCTCCCATCTCCGCAAGGATATGGAAAGGGAACTCCTCACGGGTTGGAGGATGCAGGAAGCAGCGTCATATGCACAGGCAAAGCAGTTTGCGGCCTTCAACCACGCAAACGCAGCTAAACCAATCGAGGGGGTAGGCGAGTTGAAGGCTCGTATCCCTCTTTCTGCTTTCCATTACTGGGGTCACCGCCTTGGTTATGAGTGCTGGAATGATGAAGAGTTCACTAACGACTTCATTAGGCACAACCCGGAAATCGCTGTTAATAACCGGGTCAAGCGTTCCGTCGTGAACGGCGCTATCTTTACAGCAGACGGTTACCTCACAAAATGAGAACCACCCACTTTTCCCCTATCCTGTTTAACTCGCTGCAACTTGCAGGACAGGATCGTCATAACATCTCGGAAGAGACATTCGCTCAATTCCGTGACTTCAATAACGAACGCCTTCGTGTCGCCTGGGAGTTGCAGGACTGGCCCGACCTCACCCGTGTCGCCCAGTTAACCGTATCCAATGATGGAAACGGTCTGGTTACTGCTGCCATTCCTGCTGATGCTGGTGAAGTGTTTTCCTGTTACGACAAAGACCCTCTCGTAACCACGAAGTCTGTTACGCTAAACTTCCGTCTGTATGATAACGGAACTATACAGAAACTGGTCTTCCTTTCCGACCCTGGCACTGTCTACGGAGAGTATCGCATCAAGCGTCCAGAACTCGTTGGCGATCTGTATGCACCAACTGTCGGCTATTCTATCGGCGCTCAGTGCTATTTCGATTCTGGGAGCAATACTGGCACTTATACTCCTGTAGCCGGAAAGCCTCACTACGGCAATTTCTATAATTGCATTGATAACACTACGGCCGGTCAATCCCCGTCTACGCATCCAGCCAAGTGGCAGATCGTAACCATCCCCTACATTTTTGCGTCGTATATGGCGCGTGGTGCTTTTTCAGACTGGCTTCGTTCTGAGCTGCAAATGGAAGCCTCCCAGGTCGCAGAGGCTGAAGCAGAGCGATACATCATTGATGCTATCGACATCGTCCTTCGCCAACAGAAGCAAGTCAACCGCATCAATATGAACCAAACCTACTAATTTATGTCGTATATCTCAACCTCATCTCCGTTTATCCGAACCTTTACGCATTCGGATGTCTCGGCCTCTAATGCCGGGATTACCGAAATCCTTGCTGCTGCTTCGGCTACTGAGAAGCGTATCATTGTGTTCGTCCAGAACAAGTCTCCCAGCGCCAACCTGTATGTTATCTACAGCGCCACGGCTAGTGTTGGCATCCTAGTGCCAGCCCTATCCAGCACGAGTATTGAGAACTACACGGGGTCTGTCCGGGTTACTACTGACTCTGCTACGGCCTCTACCGTTCACCTCGCATACGCACAGGTCTAATGGCTCTTTCCGTTTCATTCCAAGGTGGCTCTGTTGACACAAAGAAGGCAAACTTAATTGCTCACGAGATTAATGTTTTTGACAGGACAAATGCGGCTTGTGGATTTACTTGGGGAACTACTATTCCAAGAATGGTTACGGACATTGGAGTCGGTAACTGGGGTATTGTAAATCAAACTACTGGAGTATATAACGCTTCTGCTGTTCACTCTGGCAATACTGTATACTTTAATGGGATGAACGCCAACACAGCCCACGCACATAAAATTAGAGTAATCAACAGTCTATCAGACTTTTCCTTAGCCTAATGAATACTATTTTTGCTCCATATAAAGGTTTTGCTGGATTTACTCTTGAAGGCAAGACAACCATCATTGGTGCGGTTGAGGACAAACAGCAGTTTGACTATGCAAATGGCGTTCAGATGTTCTTTGGTAAGACCTTAACCGAGTTAAACACAAAGATTACTCAAGCAACAACACCTACTGAATAATCTATGTTTACACTCCTTCTATCCCTTACAGTCATTGTCCTAGCCTTCCTAGGAGGCTTCTACGCTGGCATCAAGAATGCCAAGTCCGAGAAGGTTTCTTGGGGCAAGGAAATGCTCAACAAACTCAAGTCCAAAGAGTAAGTGCCATCCCGTGAGTATGCAGTCGATGGTGACCAAGGGTTCATCGGCTTGAACTCAAGGGATAACCCGGTCAATCTGGGTAAGAACTTCGTCTCCAGGTCGCAGAACTTCCGTATGGATCGTGGCGTTGCCACCCTGCGGAAAGGCGCTGAACGGCTTACCCCAACTGCGTTCGTATCCACAGGCCGGCAAGTCTTTGCCAGCTGCACCTATACGGATAGCACAGGCGTAGAGTTTATCATCCTTATTACTGGCGATGGGCTGTATAAGTTTAACCAAGAGTTAGAGTCCTTTGCTTCTGCATTCGTAGCCTTCCCTGGTGGCGAGGTTATCACGGCTGCCGACGATGTGGATGCCTACCAAGCCCAAGGTAACGGCTATGTCTATATCTGCCGTGGGTTCTCCAAGACCGTCCTCCGCTGGGATGGGGCTACGACTATCGCTATTCCCGCCCCAGGAACTCATCAGAACTACCCTGCCAGCCGTCACGCCATTTACTACGGCAACCGTCATATCGTCCAGACAGACGGGAATACCTTTCAAGTAAGCCATTACCTCAAGGATGACTCTTGGACTGCGCTGGATATGTTCAGCATCAATGACGGTGGCAATGACCGACTGGTTGCCATCACGCCTTGGACTCTGAATGAGTTCGTGGTGTTTATGCGTAACAGCATCTTCTACGCCAATGTAGGCGTTGGGTCGTATACCTCTGGGGATGCAGCTACTGAGCCAGACTCCTACGTCAAGTCCCTGGCTACAGATATTGGATGTATTGCCAAGAAGTCCGTAGTCCAGGCGGGTGGCGGTATCTTCTTCCTGTCCGATAATGGGGTCTATGTGGCTAACCCGGCTTCCTCTGGATCGGCTGGTACTAGCGCCTCAACCCCAGAAGGGATGCGTCTCCTTACCATCGCAGAGCCTCTGTCCTCCCCCATTTCGGATGTCATTGAGCGTATCAACTACAACTATGTTGATAAAGCCGTAGCGACCTACTTCGAGAACCGTTACTATCTGGCTGTGCCGTTGGACTCCTCTACGGTCAATAATGCCGTATTGGTCTATAACTTCGTTAACAAGGCTTGGGAGTCCGTAGACACCTATCCTGCCGGGTTTGACATCAAGGCGTTCCATATCGCCAAGAAGGGCAACCGTCGCCGCCTGTTCGCTATCGACCAGCAGGAAGGCGTTTACCTTATGGAGAGCCTGGAGTGGGACGAGTATGGTAGTATTAACCCTGGAACTCCAGTTTTAGATGCCTCCGCTTCTAAGTTAGACTCTGTTGGTTGCACATTGTCATCTGCTACATTTACTCCTGTTTCCATCAGCGGTGTCCTTACGACCCGTGCATACGCCTTCGATACTAACCGTGAGAAACGGTTCTCTAGCGTACAGGCTGACATCTCTATGACCGTTGGCGCGGATATGTATATCGACCTTCTGGTAGTAAACCCAGACAGCACGACCCGGCTGAACTCTTTTTTTGCCGATGCTAACGAAGATTACCTTCTTCGACTCCCTGCTCGCAAATCTGGGTATTACGCCCAAGTTCAGTATACGGTAAACGCATACAGACCTTCTATCCGATCTACAACCATCCAAGCACTCATCCCAGGTCAAATGACCGCATCTAAAAAATAATGGCTCAAATCCAATCCGGGAATCTATCCCCATTTACTTCTGGTCAAGTCCTTACGGCAGCTGACCTAAACTCTCACGTCAGTAGCGCAACGCTCTTGGCTGGGGTTATTACAGACCAGACAAACATCACGGCTAATACGGTTGCCTCTGGTGACTCTATTCTGCTGTACGACCTGTCTGCCACGGCCTTGCGTGAGGCTAGTATCTCTGATGTGCTTGGTTCTAATCTACCTGTCACAACATCCGCTATTACGGCAGGGGCGAATAGTGACATCCTTGTAACGCCTAATGATGCTACGATTGTTACTGGACAAGCGTACACTTCTGGTGACGGGCTAACTGTTACAGTTACTTCCACGGCTCACCTTCTTACTGTTGGACAAGTTATTCTAGTCAGCGCCGCTGGGACTGGTTACAATGGCACATTCCGAGTGGCTACTGTCGCTACGAACTCGTTCACTTATGTGATGACCACAGCGGCTACCGCTGGCTCTGGTACACTTTCGTACACCAAGAAAGGGCTTGTTAAAAACCCTGCAAACGAGTCGGTTGCCGGAAACCTGTATGTTGACGGTTCTACGGCAGTTGCTGGATCTGAGTATGTTGCTGGGAGTCTTACTGTTGCTGGCGCTACCACGCTTGCTGGTGCGACCACGCTTGCTGGTGCGACCACGGCTTCTGGTACTTTTACATCTAGCGGTACTGCTAATTTTACGGGTGCTTTACAAGTCAACGGAACTGTTGGCTATGTGTTGACTGAGATTGTGGAAGAAACAATGACTCCGTATACTGCTACAGTTGCAGGAGTTTTTACTGCTGTCTGGACTTCAACCGCATTTGTTAAACCCTCTGAGGAAATCTGGGTGTTTGAAACCGTTTCTGCTCATAGTGGTATTGCTGGATGGAGTTACGATTTTGCTTTTAGATATGGAAGTCAAACAGCCCTAAGTGGACAGTATCTTTCATATAATGCCCAATTTGACTCAGGCAACTCGGCCGTTAAAACCTTTAATGTAATTACAAATAGATGGGTTGTTCCTGCTGGAACTGCTATTGCGTCTGATACAGTTAAGGTAGATGTATATGCTGGAAATGCCAGTCAGATGACATTGTTTCAAACTACAATGCCAGTTACAAACATTACTGGCGGTTCTGGCGGAACGATTGCCCCTTCCAAGTTCCGCATCTACAAATACAAAACTGCTTAATGCTCCTGTCCGAACTAACTTCCTTCATTGATGCGAACCGCTACAAGGGTCGCAGGGAGGCGTTTGGCATTATTGACACCAAGAACTACCTACGCTGGGCGTTCCTGCACGACTACCTGTTCGTAGCGTATGATGAAAGCCGTATCTCTGGCGTAGGCGTGGCGTACCCCATTGAGACACCTTACACGGGGGACGAGTCAGCCCTCACAGCCTTTAACCGGATCCCGGTAGAGCAGGAAGCCGATAAGGAACTCTGCATTATGGACTGGTGCGCCTTAGACACGGCAGGGCGTGTTGGCCTTGTCCAGCGATTTAAGACCCGCTTTCCGAACTGGGAAAACCAGCGTAAATGGGGTATCCAATTTGATAAAGTCAACGAACTCTCTAATCAATACATTAACCTAATCCACACAATCTAATGGGCGGCAAAGCAAAAACTCCAGCACCTAATCCAGAGGCTGATTATCGACAGTATCTTGCTGAGGGTAGTAATGCTCTCAGCGCCCAAGACCAACTCCTGCGTAAGCAAGTTGACCTTGAGTCTGGCCTTCAGCCCCTCCTTACGGCACAGCAGATGGCAAGCCTCAAGGGGCAGTCTCAAGGGCTACTTGGGCTGTATGGTGACCTGTACAACCCGGCTCAAGCATTCCAGCAGCGTTACGCCAATGACCAAATCTCTATGCTTGGTGGCCTTGGTGCGGGCGCTACTCAAGCCTCCATTGGTTCTCTAGATCCGACCACCCGTGGCATCTACAGCACCTTTGGCAACCAGGCTCTGTCCGATCTACAGATGGGCAGTTCCCTTAACCAACAGGAAAATACTCAAGCCCAACAAGCAGCCCGTGCAGCTGCCCAATCTCGTGGTCTTCAGTTCAGCCGTCAAGGTAGCGACCTGGAGGTTCTGAATACCTACAATATGGGTCAGAAGCGTCTCAAGGAACGCCAAGGGGTTGCCTTGCAAGCCTATGGTCTAGGTCAACAGCAACAGGCATTCGGCGCTCAGACTTATCTAACACCGGCCTACAACGCCTCTCAGCCTTATAGTTTGGCTGGTATGGTTGGAGGCGCTCAAGCCGGGTATGGATCTCTTGGCTCATCTTCGTTCCTTACTCCAGAGTCTCAGTATATGGCTAACATCCGGGCTAACCGCATCCAGATGGAAACCTCTATCCAAGCCGCCAACGCCCAGCGTTCTGGTGCTATCTGGGGTGGTGTTGCTCAAGGTGTCGGTTCTATTCTCCAAGGCAAGTGTTGGGTTGCCCGTGAAGTCTATGGCACGACTAACCCAGAGTGGATTGTCTTCCGCAACTGGCTTGAGTCTGAAGCCCCAGAATGGCTCGACACGCTGTACACTGAGGAAGGTGAACGCTTTGCGGCCTTCATCTCTGATAAGCCTATCCTTAAATCCATCATCAAGATGGCTATGGATATGGTGGTCAAACCCCGCCTTAATCTCCTTACCGCCTAATGGCATCTCCTTTCGCTAAGTATCAGTCTGAACAGGTTCAACAGATTGCCCCTGGCTTCATTGAGGCTTACGGCAATGCAGGACGATCTATTGGTCAAGGTATTGCTGCTGTTGGCGCTGGCGTAGGCAAAGCAATGGAGGACGCTGATAAGAAGGCTGCCGAAGAAGCCAAGCTGCGTGGCTCACTAGCCCCATACCTAAAGAACGACCAACGAGTCCAAGCCGTTGAAGGGATGATTCGTGGTGGAACGCTTGTAAAGAAAGATGACGGTACTGTTGAAGTTAATCCGATCTATAAAGACGTTTGGGATGGGGCTAAGGCAAAGCCCATTATGGATTTCTACAACCAGACTGGTGGCGACGGCTCTAAGTTGACTGGCACTGCTTTGACCAAGTTCGCTACTGAGTTTGAAGCACAGCAGAAGTATGACGCAGCACAGTCAGCCAAAGCAGACAAGGAAGTTGAGCGCCAAAAGACGCTTGCTGAAATTGAAAAGTTAAAGGCTGATGCAGCGGAGAAGATGGCTGGTACGGCTGCTAATGCTGTTGTCGCTGGATACGCTTCTGGAACTCCGTTTGCCCCTCAACCGACTGCTCCTCTGGGCTATACGCCACAAGCACAACCTGGTCAACCAACTCCAGGTCAAGTGCTTCCTGCGAACTCCACTGGTGGAATCAATCTAAGTGACATCAAGACATCTCCCGGTTTTGATGTAAACCGATACAACGCTGGAATGAAGTTGTCTGGCGATCTGAATGCAGCTCCTGTAGCGCCTTCTGCTCCTGCTCCTGCTCCAAACCTTGCTCCTCCTGCCCAGTCCCGTGGTCTTCCATCACCTAGTGTAAACATTCAAGAGGTTGTTGCTACTACTGAAGCACTTCGTGTTGAGTATTTTACGCAGTATGAAAAGGACTCAAACTCCCTTAATGCAGAACTGGCGGCACGTATGGTTGCTCTTGGGAGAACTGGCGGGGCTACTCCAGAACGCATTAAGTCATTAAACGAAACTTTTAAGGTTCGTAAGGATAACCTTGATAAGTCGTATGCTGAACGCACAGCATTAATTGATTCACGTGTTAAAGCTGCTGCTGAAATTACAGACGAAGTACGAAAGGCTCAAGAGGACAAGAACAAGGCAGCCGCTGAATTACGTGCAGAAGCTGCAACTAAGATTGCTAAAGATCGTGCAGAGGCTGATAAGAAGGAAGACGAGCGTAAGGTTCAGCAGTTTGAGATGACCAAGGAAGAGTTTGACCTTAAGCACGGCACAAAGATTAAGCCTGGTGCAGCTGGCGCTCCTGCCACAACTGCAACACCTGGCAAGAAGCCAACGGCAGCTGAAACACCTGGCACGTTTGCTAACTTCCAATTCGTTACGGTTGAAGGTGCTGGAAATATTCCTGGTCGTACAGGTGGCACTGAGTCCGAGAAGAATAAGGAAGAACGCTATGCTGTCTTCCAGAAGCGTAAACAGGACTACCCGGCAAGATGGGGTATTGGCGTGTACCACACTGGTGCTAAGGAGTTCCAGGTTGATTTAAACTACCGTCCTACCGCTTCACCTATCGACCCAGGCTCTCGTTCCAAAATCAACGATACCCTTGAGGGCTATTCTGAAGCACAGACCTTCTTGCAGGAACTTGATAACGTAGTTAACAGCACGGACGATAATGCTATCACTAACTACCTTAACCGATCTCTGTGGACTGCATCTGAATCAGCCAAGAAGACTGTCATCACTGGTGATATGATGAACCAGTTCGGTGTTGCTGCGTTTCGTCGCGCCATCGTTTCTGGTGGTAACTTCTCCGACGCTGACCGAGAATATGTCGCAAAGTTAATCACGGACATTAACTCTGCTCACATTAAGAAAGACAAGTCTTTATTCAAAGCCCAGACAGCTGCTCTTGCTGGATTCATTGACCAAAAGTATCGCTCTACGCTCGCTGCAAATGATATGGTATTCGATATCGAGACATCTAAGAAGTACTTAACCCGTGAGGGTGACACAGCCGGCCTTGAACAACTTAAGAAAGCCGAACAGTATACTAAGGCGTTCAATGTTGATACCAAGAACAACACTAAACCAGAATACGATAACACTGGACTTCCGTCTAAACTAGACGAAATTGCTGCTGGCTTTGAAGCCTCTGGTACGGCTGAAGGTATTAAACAAGCAAAGGTTTACCGTAAGGCTGCGGCTGATAAACGTAAGGAATATGAAACCGCTGCTGACCAAGCAAAGGCTAACGTAGAACGCACCAAAACTAGATAATGGCTGACCCACTACTCCCTCCTGCTACTGGTGCTACCGTACCACCAGCGCCACCCCAGCGTACATCCCCAGCAACTCCTGCACCTGGAGAAACCGTAACTCCAGGATATGACCCCACAGGTGCTTCGCCCCCGGCAGCACCGACAGACAACTTATTTGCCAAGCCTTGGTTGTACAGGGATGAAAATGGCAACTGGCTTGGTAAGGGTTCTGAGAAGGCAGAGAACATTCCCGGAAGCCCAGAGTATGAAGTAACCAAGACTGAGCGTGACCGTGATATCAACTCTTGGGTCTGGGATCGAGCAAGGGACGTGGGTCTGTATAATACAGATGCGTCTATGGCTATCTTTGGCATCCCTGCCGGAAGGTTGTCCGCAGAGTCCACGGAACGCGCCAAGCAAGTAGAAGATGCTGCTTGGGGTATCCTTAAGGTTAAGCGTCCAGAAGCAGAACATAACGCACAAGTTGTAGCAGCAAAGTTAGTGCCACTTGCAAAGGCGTTTATGGATGCAGATACTCTTAAGGGCATCCGTTATCCTACTGCATACGGGATGGACGATAAGCAGTTAATTGAGTTCGTCACAAACCCAAGCAATGGTATTCCAGCTGCTATTGGCGTTGAGGTTATGTCTGAAATCGGCAATCCTGGATACCGTGAGCAGAAGGAACTGCTTGGTACTGGATTGTTGTTTAACATCCGTAAGGCTCTTGCTCCTGTAGATCACCAGTTGGTTGTCGGTAAAGAGGTCTACGACGCTGGGCCAGATTACTTCAAGAGCCTAACGCAGTCTGACAAGCGTGATGCGTTTCGTGCGCTTGGACGATTCAAGGCTTCTCAAAAGACTAACCTTACTGGAGATGCTTTCAAGGCCGGTGCTTTGTTTGTGCAGGACGGGTTTGAGGCTCTTGCTGGATTTGGTGATGCCGTTAACCCCTTTAGCCGTGCTGACGAATATCTCTCCCAGCGTTACCGGGATGACCCTGCATTGCGTAGCAAGGCACAACAGGTCATTACACGTGCGTCGCTGGTTACCCGTGACAAGATTAACACTCTTCGTAAAATTAACCAGACTGGTAATGCCGAATCTTTTACATATACGCTTGATAGTTACACGAATAGCACCCTTCCAGAAAACCAAGAGTTCTTATCTGCCGTTGCCGAGTTAACTGCACTCCGTGAGGATGGGGCTTTTGCTCCAGGTAAGCCATTCGAGAAGTTGGCTTCGTTCGGTTCTGGTGTTCTTAACTCGATGCGAGCCTTCAAGCACTTCACATCGGACTCTACAGACCCCAATTCGTACCTATTTATAAACGAGTTCATTGGAGACAAACAGCCCCAAAAGTCTGCCGTAGGTGGGATTGTGTCTGCTGCTAAAGCAATTCCAGCTGCATTTGATAGCACCTATTGGAACGACGCTTCCCCGGAAGACCTGGACTTAGCAATTAAAGTTTGGTCTGAGAACTACAAGAACGTCAACGGCGCTCACGACAATGTTCTTACTGAGGCATACAAGGCTCTTGGAATGCCTAACCGCGCCAAGGAAGCCCGCACTGCATTTGGTGACCAACGCCTAGAGGAACAGGCTGCTATGATTTTCGATCCAATCACAATCGGAACAGGTCTTGGTGGTATCATTGCCAAGGCAGCTAAACTTACAGGCAAGGTCGCTAATGTCGCTGAAATCACAGCAAGAGGTCAAGTGCTGGCTGCTGAAGGAAAATCTATCCTTACCGAACTAAAGGCACTTGATAAAACCTTCCCTAAGCCCGCTATTGAAAAGGTCATTGATGATGTGTATCGTTCCACTGGTCGCACACTAACAACTGAAGAGGCTATGGTCATTGCCGTAGCCGGGACAGGTGAAGACATTCTTACGGCTGAAGGCAAGATTGCTGCTGCTGAAATCAAGGGTGTGGTACAGGGTGCTGAAATCCCAGAGGCTCTTGTAAAACGCATTAATAAATTAACAACTGATGCGGCTGCCTACGCAAAGCAAGGGAAGCAAACGATTCCAGGCACTACCGGCCCTAAGCGTTTTATCACTGGCTCTTTGGGTTACGCTGTTGGAGCAATAATTGAGACGATTCCCGGTAAAGGTCTTCGCAAGTTAGGCGAGTTTATGGGTGGTGGTGGCGCTGAACGATCTCTGGGCAGATGGGGTCTCAATCACTTGCTCAATATGCAGCCGAAGAATATGATGCGTGGCGGTGCTGTTGTTGTTGCTGGTGCTAGTTGGGCTACAATCGATGTAGTCAATGGCAAGGATTGGTACAACGGTGCTGGTCTGGCTTTGTTTGGTGGTACTGTATTATCTCGACCTGGCATCCTAACCGCTGTTGGTGGATCGATTGAGACATACGGTAAAGTTCAGAAGCGTGTATCTAAGGCTGCATTGTTTGGTGAGCGTGTAAGCGGGTCGCCTATTATGGCTGCTCTTAACGAAGCCCGTACAGACCTTGGCAAGACTGCTGATGTCGCTGCCCGCGCCGGAATTGAATCCGAGATGGGTATGCTTCAGCGGATGGTTGATATGGGTGCTGACGTAGCCTTGCAGAATGGCTTCCACGTTGCCGTAGACCAAATTGCCTACGGTGGCACTGTCGGAATGTCTATGGCTTGGGCTAATGACCAAGCAGCTGCCGGGTCTGGCTTCGGTATTGGCGCTGCTGCATCTGTTGGTATCGCTGGGCTTGGTCGTGTCACTGAAGTAGCCAATCGCTTCGGCCCACAAAACGCTCTCCGTAGTAAAGAGGTAATTGCCAATGTCTCTGGTATCATCAACGAGATTCCAGCAGAACAGGCTTCACGTATCCGTGACTGGCTCAACTCATCTACGGACTTCAATGACTTTATGCGTCGTGCGGATTCATTCCGTCGAGCATATGACGCTACTGGTGGCAAGGTCGTAGCCAGTACCCCATCGGAGATGGCTGTGGCAAACAGGACTGTTAACTTAGCGCCGAAGGAAGTTGCCCGTATCCGTGCAGAGGCTCAAACACTTTACCCCGACGATCCCACGTCAGCCGCCCTTCACGCAGAGAAGTCTATTGCTGAACTAGAAGGTCGTGGTAAGGATGTTGCTACTCGTGATGAACTTCAGACCCGGCTCAATTCGTCCACCCGCAGGGCTGATGCTACTATCGGTGAGATTCAGAAACTGACTGAACAGATTAACGCTGAGAAGGCTATCTTGGCTAAGGCCGGTAAGACAGATTCCGTTGTCCTACAGAAACTCAACAACGCACTCAACAATGAGAACGTAAAGTTGAACGTCTACACGGCAGAAAATATGCAACTGACGGCAGAGCATTCAGAGGCTGCTCGTCGTGTTAATTCTCCTACGACATTCCGTAAGGGTGAGACTCGTACTAATGCGGCTGGCAATCCTATCACGATGGTTCGTGAAGGTATGTACATTGAGTCCGGCCCACAGGGTGGCACGATGCACTTTGATATCAGCAAGGCAGATGCATT